ATATATGATTCTAAATCATTTCCATAATCACCACACATTCGCTTGAATAGGTTGGTAATTAATCGAATCATTTTTCAGCAGTTTCCTTGATGGTGATTTTCTTAATGGCGTCTTGTACTTTGACCATATTTTCTAGCCAAATCCTAAGCATACCATTCATCATCTCTGCATCTTGAATTTCTACTTTATCTGCAAGAGTAAAGGTGCGTTCAAATCCACGGTTGGCAATACCTTTGAATAGATATTCTTCCTCATCATCATCTTTAGCTGCAGCTTTAATTACGAGTTTATTACCCTCTAAAGTCATCTCAATATCAGACTTAGCAAAACCAGCAACGGCCATCTCAATGACGTACTTGTTCTCTTTTATTTGTTTGATGTTGTATGGGGGATAAGTTATGGCTTTTGTTGCAGCGGCCGCAGCTGCTTCACGCATGAGTTCCATTGTGTCATTGAAACCAACAGTGAATGATTGAAATTTACCTAAATCGGTATTGAACAATTCTTTCATAAGATTTGTCATAGTTTTCTCCTAAAAGCAAGATTAAAAATTGATACCCCGAAGGCGTATCGGTTGAGGTTCTGGTTACGGATTCCAGAGACACCATATCGTTGTGCCCGATTTGATAACGCTCCTAAGGTAGGTGGAGCACCTTTTTTCCCATCCCAAGGGACTAGGACTATATCATATATTTATACAAAAGTAAAGAGACCGGCGGTGGTTAAAAGCAATATTGCCCAACTTACTAGTGCGGTATAGTAGGTTTTTAATGTTGTACCAAAATATCGGTTACCAATCATAACACACTTGTGAGTAGGACTCAATAGATAACCTGCATAGTCTACAGCAAAGAACCACATGAAGTATTCTACTCCAAAGACTTGAGCCATCAATACGGCAATGGCAATAAACTTACCAGAACTACCCATTAGGAAACTCACAACAAATCCAGTAAGACTAATTAAAGCCATTCCAGTTAATGTATGTGGATCAAACATACTGTTCTTGATGAATTCTACATACTCTGCATTATGCGACTTGAAGAAATTACCCAATACAATAACAACAGCTACTGTACCTAAAACATCCCAACTAATGTAACTCAGTAGTTTCTTGATGTTCCATTGTCTTGTTAAGAACACATAATATAAGGTCAATAATCCAAAGATTGTGAATACATTGCTTTCACCGCCAAGGTATATGTAAGAACCGATTGCAACAATCATCGGAAAAACATTCCTGATGATTTCACTTATCTTAAAAGAATCAGAAGTTTCAATTACGATTTCTTCATCTTTAATCTGCGTCCAAATGTAGGCAGAAATGAAAACAAAACTGACTACAAGTAGTGGTGCAATCATACCAATAAATGTTGCGTAGGTAAGACCAAAGACAGCGATAGGAAGAACCACAGTCTTTTCCAAAGGTGACCACATATAATAGTGGTGTGTAGACAGATAATCTAATATACCCATCTTCTCACGACCATGGCCACATTTTGGTGCCACGGTGTCCAGTAGTCCAGCGGATACTGTTACTCTACCCTCAATCGGTAGTACACCACCAATTGCACTTAGTATAACGACAACAAATTTATTTGAACCAAAAGCTTTTTTGACATAAGAGTATGCTGACCCGAAAAGGTTATATTCTTTTGCAAGACCAGCAGACATCATAATAAAGAATATCATCCATAGATATCCTAATCCATTCAACAGTTCCATAATTACCACTCCTTAATTATTATTTGGTTTTTTACCTATATTGTATTTTGGCACCAATTGCCATTCGTTCTTTTCTTTATGAGAAATGATTTTAATTTGTGATAAGAAAATAGGTTCTGGCACTTCAGTTTGTTTTGGATTTACCAGTTTGACCAATCCCCAATCTTCTAACAAGTTGGCAATAGCATTCCTACGAGCCAAGTCACTTTCTGAAATGTCTGTTAGTTTGCCATCTAGTGCAAATAGTTCTTTGAAATGTACCACATAGTATTGTCCACGTTTGTGGAGTATGTGGCATGATTGATATAGAATTTGTTCTTTTTTGGAAGCTACACCGATCCGTGTTAGTGTTTCACGTACCTTTAGAAAATCATCTTTTTCATTCAGTGTTACTTCAATTAGGTCATTAAGATTTACCATTATTCTTCACTCCGCCGGTGTCTGTTTTTATTTTTATTACAGCGATTTGTTCATCGGAGAGAATACGTAGGGCCTCTTTGGCCTTGGCGTTAGAATAACCAAAATAGGCTTTCACACACTCAATATTCTCGTCAGTTTTGGACTTTTGCCAAGGTTGAAAGCCTCGTTTCATAGGTCTAATACTATTTAGAAAATATTGGTACTGTATGTCCTTATCGGTACCTGGATAAAGATTCATTTCATTTGCATAAAGTACACAATCCATGTGATAGGACAGTGAACGATTTACAATGAATGGTGCATAGTCTACAAAGTCTAGGTCTCCGTCTGGTTTTTTCTTGCGGAAAATGAAGTCAACGTAGTCAAACGGACTCATTTGAATTCACACTCAACCATGATTTCTGTTAAACAGGCAATAAGATTAATCTCATGGTCTGCAACAAAGGCTGCCTGATATTGATACTTGGCAATAATAACAACCATCTGTGGCACAGAATTGGCTTCCAATGATTCATACAATGATTCATACAATTTACGAAACAAGGTGGTCGCATCATTGTCCAGATTGCCTGTGACCCATTTACGACAGGCCGTAAAGTCTTTTGACTTCAATGCCTTGACCAATTCAGATATATTAACATCAGACACTGATGCAAGAATACCTTTGTCAATTGTACCTGATACTGAATATCGTTGTAGTTCATTTAGAACACGGCGATTGTCAGGGAAATGTTTGGTGATAACGGCAGCCACAACCTGTTTGTCGTATGTGATGCCTTCTTGTTTCAAAATCCACTCAACACGTTTGAAGAATGCCGTAGCCATCTTTAGTTTACTGCCATTGATTTTAAAGTCAACAACACTACAACGTGAATGAATAGGATCAATGATCCTGTTCTTAAAGTTACAGGTGAAGATAAAGGAACAGTTCTCAGAGAACTCCTCGATTGCACCACGCAACGCAGGTTGAGTTGAATTTGGATTTAGATAGTCTGCTTCGTCAATGATGATGACCTTGCGGCCGCCGGTCAAGGATACAGATGAGGCGTAGTTCTTAATTTTGTTTCTGAATGTGTCAATACCTGACTCATCAGACCCGTTGATAACAATGTAATCACAACCAACTTCTTGACACAAGGCTTTTGCAATAGTTGTTTTACCAACACCAGCAGTACCTGATAGTAGAAGATTTGGAATCTCTTTACGGTTTACATATTCTTGGAAAGTTGCCCTGATAACTTCAGGCAAAATACAATCTTCAACGGTTTTAGGGCGATACTTCTCCACCCACAATATGTGTTCGTTCATTCAAATACTCCATAATATAAAAAAAATCAAATACCAAATACAGAATTAATTACTATTCTAGCATCATTAACACTAGGACAGGAACCAGAATGTAATTGGTTAGAATCAAATATAACAGCTCTACCTTTTTTAGGAGAAACCCTTTGTTGTTCAGTTAAAAGACCAACAGGTTGTCCGGTAAAGCATTCGTTATAAAAGATGGTATCACCATCAGAATCATTCACATAGTATAACAGAGTTTTGTAACCAAGGCAATTAACACCATCTTCTATCAACTCCATAGTGTCAGCGTGAGGTGGTTGTATGTAAGGTCCTTTTTGGCTTATCAACAGGTTGGATTTAATCCTATATGTTGTAAGTACCTTAGACCTCATATGACTTTCAAAAACAAGTTTCAATGGTTCAATATAACCATAATATTCACTGGTTATTTTATCATCATCCATAAACCTATGCCGTAACTGTATGTGTTCTCTGTTAGGTTCATTGGTGTGAAAATATTCATTTGAACTAATCATTGAAACTGAATACTTGGAAAATGTCCAAGGGAAATCAGGTCCAATTAATATTTCATGTATTACATCCTGTATTGGTACAGGTAAGAAATCATCAATGACTAATGGTGTCATCCAGGAAATGGCCAGTTTAAATCTTGTTCAAGTTCTTTGACACGGGATTCCAATACAGAAATTGCTGTGTTGAAATGTCCGGTGCCTTCTGTTTCTGGTTTATAACGGTCTTTTAAAACCTGAATTTCTTTCCTCAATACAGCAATGTACTCAGTCCTGTCGGTCCATGTTCTAATTTCACCCATCATTTCACCTCATTCATGCTTTCAAATAGAGCTTCAAACTCTTTTGATTCTGCTACTTCAGTTTGGAAAGAATTTTTGAATTGTGTCTTTGCCATACGCTTGACAATCTTCTTAGGGATTTTCAATTCATCATTGGCAAAATCCACAATATCTTTCATTGCTTCATTGTTACCTTGGTTCTTGTTCATGTGTAGAACCAATTCATCAATATAACCTTTGAGTTTTTTCAGTTGTTCATCATCAAATGAACCAAACAATGTATTTACTTTAGTCATCTTGCCATCTTTCCTACAACATCTAATTCCGATTCATCAACAATAATACTACCAGTAGTCAAATTAATTGCTGTCTTGCCGGCAAGTTTGTTCTGTTCTTCATCAGCTGTTTCAGGTACTTGAAATACAGCCACAATGTATCGTGGATTTACCGCAACTTTATGGCCATTAACGGAATCTGTTAACCAAATCATATTACTCTCCGAATTTAGAATGTTTAGATTCAATTGCAATCCAATATTGCAAATCACCTTTGATGTTTTTGAAGGACGCCAAACCTTTGGATGAAATTTCAACACTATAAGAATCAGGCATCATCTTTAGATTCTCTGTCAAGAAAACTGCCTTGAATACAGAACCATTACCATCAGTAATTTCTGTAGAATTGATGTGTGCTGAATCATCATTTGCATCAAACGAGGTAACATAAATCTTATCACCATCAGACATGATTGCAACATTAGGTGACTGCAACACAGCAGATGATTTCATAATGTTAGCCAAATCTTCCGCAGTCAAAGAGAATGATGCATCAACCGATGGAAGGTTCAATTCTTTTTCTGGTACTGTAACAATAACATTCCGTGAAGTTGTGCGATAGTTAAGTTTCTTACGGCCAGATTTAAAGATAACATGTTTGTCATCAAAATCAATCTCACCATCTTTATACAGGGACTGTACAGACAAGAACTGGTTCAAGTCATGAATACAAAAATCTTGTGGAAATTTATCCGTAACTGTGGCTTTTGCCAGTACAGTTTTAGTGGGTGAAATTGTTGCAAGTTTGTTTCCTTTTTTGAATTCAATACTTGCATTGATACTAACAAAGTTCTTTAGAACCGTCAGTGTCTCATTAGAAATTTTCATTTATGTTCCTCATTATAAAATTTAACATGAGTAAGTATATCATGTTCATACAAAAACATCAAGCAGCACATCGCATGAGCCAGGTGGTGTTTACCAGATTCTTTATCAAGGATTTCACCTTTCTTCCAAGCCCATAGATGCCGTTGAAGTGCATCATAGTACCTGCGTTTTGAATCAGGTACATTTTTCCAATTGTCTCTTTCATACTTCTGAGCACCAAATGTCAATACATCAACAGTGGCTTCAAGAGCAAGAGGTGGTAACAAACCATATTCTAGTTTGTTACCGTCAAACTTACGACCACCTGTTGTTGCAGTTTGAGATGATTTTACTTCATCTTCATCATTGCTTACATACACTTTGTCGTATCCCATTTTACATCTCACCAACATAATTGGCAACTGCTGGCATATCACCTTTAAAGTGATAGGTACCAATGTGGTCTGCTCTCATCCAAGGACACAAGTAGATTTCTCCACCAAGCTTGCGCCAGAGTTGGCAGAACATATAATCTTCACTTAGGTAACGGTCTGTGCCGCCGCCGGTTGCTGAATCTTTTGAATCAATGATAGTGTCAAAGTACGCATGAATGTATCGTGAACCATCAAAGTGTGCTTGACCTACATGGTCTGGTTTGTAACGCAACTGAGGATATGCTGCTTCAAACTTAGGAAATACTTCCCGTTTAACTAACATAAATCCTGTACCAATTTCCAAAACCTGTAGAGGTTCTGTGACTGAGAATTGTGCTGTGCCTCGTACTGGATTGAAAACATAATCACCCGTAACTCTTTCAAGCAAACCTACATCCAAATCAGGATTTTTTTCTAGTGCTTTCTTAACTGAACGCCATTTGATGGCTTTCTTAGGATAAGGTCCGCCGATAACATCTTTGTCCAAGGCCAAGAGTGCAAGAACATCTTGTGGATTAAAGTGAATATCAGCATCTATGAATAACAGGTGTGTACAATCTGAACGAGAAACGAACTCATCCACAAGGTAGTTTCTTGCTCTTGTAATTAAAGACTCATTGAAAAGAAATGAAAATTTAATTGTAATTCCATATTGCATACAAATTGCCTGTAGGTCTAAACAAGCCTTGGCATATAAGCCATGATTCATGCCACCATACATTGGTGTAGCAACGAAAATACTTTTCTTTTGAAGTTCTTCTTTTTTAATTGAAATTTCCATTATCTCTCCAAAGATATAAAAAAAAAGGGGAGACCACTGTTAAATGGTACTCCCCACAATTCACTGATTAAGCAGTGTAGTTAAAGCCTGTGCTCAGTGCAGCACGAACCATTGCTTTGGTTGGTTTGCCCATACGGTACACAGATACTTTAGAACCATCACCACGGGATTTGGTGTTGGTGTAGATGACATGGCCTTCTTGGCGCAATTCATCAACACGAGCAGAAACATTTTGGATACCAAAACGAGCACGAGCTTGTGCAACTGACAGGGTGTTGTAACCCTCTGTCTTGCTCAAGTAGTTAAGGATTTTTGCTTTCGCAGAAATTTTGTTAGTCATAATATAATCTCCTAATAATGACAAAGTTAAAAAAAACAAACTTGCTTTCACAAGCATTCACATCATAACACTATTTAGTGTGTGTGTCAAGCAACCTTGCGGTATACTTGTGTTAGGCACTAACAAATTTTAAAATGTTATTTGCCTGAACGGGTTTTGAATTAGTTGGTAATGATACCACATCAGTCTCTGTGGGTAATCCACCTTTTTTTGGATCCGGATTTTTATATTGTGGTAAAAATCCTTTTGCCTTATATGGTAAAACATTGATAATTTCATCTAAGTCATGAGTGTGTCCTAATTTTTCCATAATAGTTTGAATCCATTCGGCTTCTTCTTTTACGGCGGTATTAAATATTCTTATTGTGCTCACACGTTGTTGTTTCAATACTTCTGCATCACCACTAGCTTCAGGTATATAAAAATGAAATTCAATATCCTGAAAACCATGTTTCTTAATTAATTTCTTTGCATCACGAAAATTTGTGGTTGGATTTGCATAAGGAGGAATATATCCTAATTTACCTGATGAATTTAGATTTTCATCACCTTTACAAGCAATTTTTAATTTCTTTGCAGCATCCATCGTAGAGTTAACACCCTTTCGAGAGTGGTATGTCAATATGTTGGAAAAACTAGATTTGTTTTCTCTCACTTTTTTAAAAATGTTCTTACGCTCAGATACACTCTTATCGGCTGCTACTTCATCAATAAACCATTTGATTTCATCATCTGTATTTGAAATCTCTTTATATTCAATTGCTTGTAAAGTTTGAAAAATCAAATCTTCTTTGGTGTTAGGAGAACGAGGCGTTCTAATTAAATTGCTTTTATTTTTAGTTAATCTTTTAATTAATGGTGTATCAAATTTATACACATCATACATCATTTCGTCAGAACCAAGTTCTTCAGCTGCAGCGTCCCGATTAAAACCGGATAAACCAAGATACATTCCTTTCCGGTTTTCATCTTCCATGACCATAGGAGGATATTCGGAATGTACCCAACCATTGACTAAAAATGAGGTTTTAAGATTTGTAACATCAGATTGAACAACATTCAATACTCGATTTTGATTTTCTAAAAGGTATACCACTTTATTCCTAGGTGCAATTATACGTCCAACAAACGTAGCACCTTTAGGCACATCAGGCCTCAATTCTGGTTTACACAATTCTTTAGAGAGAGATAAGTCAAATTTTAGTTTCATAATTAACGTCCTACCTGTCCTAAATATTTTTCTTTAGTTTGGTTCCAATCCATGAATATCAAATCATCGTAGAAAAGGTTTTCATAAGAAACGGTATTTTTCTTCTTTAACATTGATATCCGACCCTTAGCATACTTGGTTTTCCAAATATTGGCAAGCGCCTGTTCACTGGTGTCAAAGGACTTTACCAGTTGTTCATCACCAATTTCTTTCCTAAGATAGTCATTGGTGTTATTGTACAGAGGAGAAAAGTAAATTCCCCTCTGATGTTCGGTACGAATAAGTTGTTTTGGAATCTCCAACTTACCATACGCAAAATTTAATGTACGGTTTTTGTGGTCACGCTTTAATGGAAGACCTTTTGGATTCTTGGCTTCCCACCATTCAAAGTAACGGCGTGTATGATTCTCTTTCACCCAATCATATACCATTCTCATGGTCTTTTTTGTAGGTTCAAAAGCAACCGAACCAGAACTGAAACCCATTTTGTTCCAATGTTCAAGACCGTCATACTGAGATAAACCACCAGACTTAGTATTCCCGTAAAGAGAAGTAGTTGTAACTCCAACAAGAACATCATCATACTGTCTTTTCCAATCGTTCTGTACAGTATCAGCAAGACATAACAATGCCAATAACTTACCACCCATATAGTTGAAACCTAAAGGCTGCAAAGGAACAATCGTGGAACCAATGGCCGTGTGATTAATCATACCTTGTTGTGTCTTGATATCTCTGGCCCATCCAATCTCTTTATCTCTTGGAGTCAAATCCAAGAAGTCGGATGATATACAAATAACACCTAGGTACTTACCAGATGTTTCATCAACCACAGTGTAATAAAGATTGCGACCAATATTAGAATTGTTTTTCATTGTGGATGAAAAGGTACGAATCGTATTCCATGTTTCAGCCAAATCACCATTGGATAATACCAAGGTCGGTTTCAATTTTTCGTAGTCATCTGTACCTTCAGGCATCCAGAAATTCTTTTTGACTTTATCAATGAGAGTCTGTTGGCCAATATCAATCAACTGATGGTCATCACCAAATAATGTAGTGATAGTTCTAGTTGGATATTTCTCATGCACCTCACACCATTTCTGGTATAAGGTGTACTCTCGTACATCCATTTGAGATGCATAAGATAAATCTTTGATGAGGGTTTCTTTTAGTGTATCAGTGTCAATGTGTTCAAATCTATCTGAAGTAAATTCATCGGACCATGTACGCCATTGTTCTTCTACATCAGGGATGTGCTTTTTGGTTGCCATTAGTCATTTTTTTCATCATCTTAGGGTTAAAGTATTTGCGTCTAATCTTTTCCAGTTTTTTAAGTCCAAACTGTAACGCAAGAGGTTTTACCCTTGAAGTATACATGATTCCGTCTTGGTGGTCAAGCTCATGGAGGAAACACCGTGCAGATATACCATCAAAGACTGCCTCTTTCTTCGCACCGGTGAAATCCTGGTATTCTACCCAAATCTTTTTAGGTCTGGTAATACGCAAGGTCAATAATGGCCATGATAGACATCCCTCTTCCATGTGAGTTTCACCCTCAGTTTTAACCACCTTAGGATTAAAGAATGCCACATATTCATCATCGGTTCCCATAACAAAAACTCTAAATGGATATCCACATTGATTGGCAGACAATCCAAATCCTTTGTGTTTCTTACAGGTTTCTACCAATGTGGATGCAAAAGTATTTGGATCAATTGGAGGTTTACTGAAATCAAATTCAGGTGTTGGTTTATATAAACCCGGCCAATCGGCCGGTACCAACTCAAATGTGGGTATGTCAAGTATAACCTTGGCAGCTTCTTTTGTATCATATAAGATAATATCGTCACTCATTTTTCTATCCTTGAAAAGTTATTCACTTTCTTAAATTTAATAATTGACCTAAACTTATCAAAGAGTTGGTCGCCTTTATGGGAAATAACAAACACATTGGTGTCTGTACCCATTTCATTAATCAACTTTAGAAATTCTTCCGTACCCACGGTATCTAAACTTGAATCAAACACTTCATCCAATATCAATAGGTTTGTATTGGTAGAGTTCTTTAACTTGGCAATTTGTCTCCATGTGAATAACAAAGCCAAATCAATACGCATCTTTTCACCTTCAGAGAAATTGGCATACGAGAATTCATCACGGTGCCTACTCTTAATTGTTTCTTCAAAATTTTCATTGATGTTAAAGTTAACAAAGAAGTCCATGGCAGTCAGGTACTTGTTAATCAACTTATTCATAATTGGCAAATACTGTTTAATGATTCTGGTCTTAATACCACCATCTTTCAACAATGTACCTGCAAATTCATTATAATGTTTCTCGGTTAATTGTTCTTTGTATAACTGGTTATAAGTTTCCAGTTCTTGTTTCAGTTCAATTAACTTCTGGTCAGCACCTTCTGTACCAACTCGTTTCTCATTCAATTCACCTAACTCACCATTCAATTTTGTAATGTATTGATTGATAGATGTTATGGTAGAATTGTGTCTAATAATTTCACCGTTGTGTGCATTAATGTGATTGATAATATCAGTAATGGCTTTAACCTCATTGTTGACTTTGGTTAGTTCTTCATCAATTTCTTGGAGGCCAGTCCTTTGTGTATCAATTTTCTCTGTCTTTTCTTTAACTTGAGAATCTTTCCAATCGGGAGTAATTGATTGTTTACATGTCGGACAGTCGTGGTTTTTTTCATAGAACTGAATCTCCTTTTCATTTCTGGCAATATTAGTTTGAACCTTACCTTTAATTTGAAATAGACCCTTGGCTTTTTTGTCAAGTTTCTCTTTCTTATCACCAACTTTACCTTGTAATACATCTATATGTTTGTTAATCAAATCAATATCTTTTTCCAATTTTTGGATTTGTAGATATGCTTCTGCAACCTCTTGCACTCTCTTTTGTATTTCGGCAACTCTGTTCTTATTATTTTCTTCAATGTTCTGCATCTGTAGATTGATTTTTTCTTCTACAAGTTTGATATCATATTTTGATTTAGTGATACCATCTTTTAATGCAGACATTTTCTCTTTGACAATGGCATTCATTGACGAGAATATTTGTATGTCCAGTAAATCTTCAATGATAGTTCTACGGTCGGCCGCAGACAACTGCATGAATGGTACAAAGGATGCTGAACCAAGAATGACAACTTGCGTGAAGGATTTATAATTTAATTTGAGAATATTCTTCTCTAAAATCTCTTGGTAATCCTTTGAAGCTGCATCTTGGTTCAGCAATACATCATTCAGGTATATTTCAAACACATTCGGTTTGATACCACGAATAACTTTATATTTTTTCTGGCCAATATTAAACTCTACTTCCACCATAGCATCACGGCCATTAATGGAGTTCAATAATTGAGGTTTATTTATCTTACGAAACGGTTTACCAAATAAACCGAAGCACAATGCATCTAAAATAGTGGATTTTCCAGCACCATTCTGACCAATAATCAACGTATTTGTTGATTTGGTAAAATTAATTTCCGTAAATGAAGCCCCGGTGGAAAGAAAATTCTTCCACCTAATTGTTTGGAATAGTATCATGCTTGTTCAGTATTCAATGCTTCTATGTAGAGCTCTTTCAATAATGTTTTCAATTTATCGTTATCAATTCCATCATCTTTTATGGTCTCCACATATTTGTTCAATGTGGTTAATGTATCTTCAGCTTGGTCCAACATATCATCATCAAGACCTTCTGTAAGGTCCGTGAAATCTTCAGCAATTGTAACATCTACTGGATTGACATTATACAGGTTACTCATCAGTTTGTCAAACAAATATGGGTTGGTTTTATTAATTACTACCACCTTAACATATTTGCCAGCATACTGAGTCAAATCCATATTGGTAATATTTGTAATGGTATCTTTCTTGTCGTCATAGGTAATCTTATGGAACATCTTGTTTGGATTCTTTACGAATTCCAGCGAACGCCGATCCATATCAAATATATGAAAACCCCTATCGTCATTATAGTCTTGCCAAGTAAGTTCATACGGGTTGCCCAAATAGAAGATATCATCAGCATTGGACTTATGATGATAATGGCCAGAAAAAGTATACTCAAACTTCCTGAATAGAGCACGTTCTAATCCTTCATGTGATGGCATACCACGATACATGGCAAACCCAGCAACTTCCAAATGACCCATACAAATTGTGGCCGAGGTGTTCTTAATTTCTTCCATAGAACGTTCATAGTTCTCGGCACATATCCAAGGCACCATACAAACGTCATATGAGGTATCTTCATATTTCAAATGAATGGTTTGTGGTGAATCAATAACGATTATGTTATCATATTCTTTTAATAATAAATCAACCGAATTTACATCATTGGTATTCTTGAAATAAGTGTCATGATTACCTGCCAACATATGAACTTCAATACCCATTTGGTACAAAGGGTCAAAAAACATTTGTTTTGTTTTCTTCAAGGTAAAGAAGTTTACATACTTCCTTCTATCAAAAGTATCACCAAGAATAAGAACAGTGCGAATTCCGGCAGCCTGTATATTAGGAAAGAATACCTCATTATAAAATTTTTCATAGAAGTCCAAGAAGTGTGTGGAATCATTACGAGCTCCAAAATGTTGGTCGGTAATTATTGCTACTTTCATTTTGCCTTTTCATTAACCATTAATCTTTGTCGCAACTCAGTTGTAGAAAAACTGTGTTGTCTACTATTGAAATATACAGATATTGGTAAATTATAACCAGTAAATTGTTTATCTTTATATTCTTCACCAACGATTCTAACATCAATTGGATAAGAAGTCAATATGTCCATCAATTCTTTTTCTGTGGCATATGGTATAATTTCATCAACATACTTGCAGGCTTGTAACTGTATGAATCTTTCCAGTACCGTCTGTAAAGGTTTATTTTTGGTAGTTGGTCTATCTATTGTAGGATCCATTTGTAGTCCAACAATCAAATGGTCACATTGGGTCTTTGCCTCTTTTAGCATCATCACATGACCTGCGTGGAACAAATCAAATGTGGAACAAGTAAATCCAACTCTCATAATCATTCCTCAATAAATTTTTCAAGGCCCTTTGGTTTCTTTAAGGCGTCCTTTTCTGCCTTTTTGGTTTTTCTGGCATCTTCATATGTTTCTATGAACTCGGCAATATTATCGTAAAGTTCAAATTGCCTTGTGGTACCATCTTCAGATTCCATCATCTCAAATTCATCTAAAATACCATACATCTCTGTGGCCTTGTACTTGACATACAGTTGTTTTTTTTCTTTTTGTATGCGTCTTAGGAAAGCAAAGTAAATTACCTGTGTAAAGTATGCAAATGGATTGGAAGATTTGGTTGAATCGAAGTTTTCAAAGTACATGAGACAGTTTTCAATTCCATCCGAAATCATTTCATCTCGGTAACTGTAATTAATGAAGTTTGGTTTGTGAGATAAACCTTCTGCTATCTTCATAAAGCACTCACCGATGTAGTTTGGTATCTTAGGTTTCGGTTTATTTTCTTGTGTGGCAATCAGACTGGAAGCCTTGTAATCTGTTAAGGCCGTTAAGAAATCTTGATTGTTAATATAATGTTTAGTTTTACTCATTCAAATGTACCATAAAAAGTTGTTGACAAAGGGCTTGACAAATGTTATAGTTCGTATGTAGCCCCCATGATGTTTAGTGTAGTTTTAAGTTCTTTAAGTTATCCATTTCATCCATAGCGTTCATAACATCCATCATATAATCTTTTTCTTCCTCAGTAGAAGCATTCTTCTTCTTTTGAATAGATTCATTTACTTTCTCCACGGTAGTGTGGAAATACTCCTTAAAGTCATCACTTGGTTCCATAACACAAAGAATATCTTCCCACTTTACAGAAGCACGATTTTCTTTTATCATGGCAATTGGAAGCCATTGTTGCATTACTAAGTTTGCATTTCTTAACTCAAACATCATAGGTTCTATAATATCCACAACCTCAGTATTCAGGTTGGCAAAGAAACAGATAACATCCATACCATCTTTGAATCTAACAATTTTTACTTCATTTTCCATCTTTAAGTCCTATGTTGTAAATTTTGAATGAGAACTTCTCCTCATTATATATCTTTACTCTTTCCACAAAATGTTGCAGTGTAAAGTTAATATGTTTCTTATGTCTCATATCATCCGCAATATCATACAGTGTAGCCATTTCTTTACCTTCACTTTGTCTTAATCCTCGTCCAATAGACTGAAGATTACGGACTCTACTTTTAGAAGGAGAAGCAAAAATAATATTATGCAAATTGCGAATATTAATACCTGTACTAAAAGTACCAAAAGAAGCGACAACGATAGCATCATTTTCTGTCTCCATTATTCTACGGACTTCTTCTCTTTCTTGTGTTTCTACACCACCGTGTATGAAAAAGACCTTACGGCCATTAGCCTTTTCCAATATATCATTATAAAGGATTTGACCATGTTTTTCAACCATTTGATATAATATAAGTGTATTCGTACCTAAACTAATTGCAAGATTTCTAATGAACCTATTTCTATTTTCATTTGAGATAAGGTATTCTATTTCTTCTTGATAGGTTGCAGACTTCATTTCCTCGGCAATTTTATCTGAATGCCTCAACACAAGACATTTGATTTGAAAATCTGATAGTTGTTTATTGTCTATCAATTCTTTTGTGGTGATAACTTTTTCCACGGCACCAAACAAGCCTTCAAGTACCAGTTTGTGTGTTTTGGTTCCGTCCAAAGTACCAGTTAGGCCTATACGATATTTAGTTTTGGTTGCGGATGTAAGTATGGTTGTAAGTGATTGGGCCTTGAACAGATGTGCCTCATCACCAATTATATAATCAAATTGTTCAAAGTAACTGGCTGGCAGTGTATACAACGACTGCCATGTGGAGATGATTAATGCTTTGTCCGATACTTTGTCTTTGCCTTGATAGATTCTGTGTACTGCATCTTCAACCAAGAAACCATTGTGTGTTGAGTAGTCTGCAAAGTCGGAGTACAGTTGTTCCACCAAGGAAGTCGTAGGAACGATTATAAGGCCTTTAAGATTCTGATAGTCTAGTAGTTGTCTGAACAACAAATAAATGATTAAGGACTTGCCTGATGCCGTTGGAGACAACAATAATGCTCTACGGTGTTGCATTGCATGTATGAATGCATTTCTTTGATGGTCTCTAACCTGAATTTGTTCACCCCTTGAATGCAAATTTAAAGTTTCTACAAACTTATTAAAGTGATACACAGAGTATTCATCTTGTGTTTTGAGTTCACCCCAATCAATAAAGTACTGGCGTTCATCCGCAAACTCTTGTAAGTAACTGGTAAGTCCCAAATATAACTGTTGAGTTTGTAGGTTGAAAAGTCTTATCTTTCCGTCCCAAATTTTATTTCGGAAGGCCGGAACAAACTGGTGACCAGGTACAAAGAAAGTAAAATACTCAGATAATTCTCTTGCAACATCTTTCTCGCAGATTATCTTAGCATATACTTCATCTTTTTTAACAATAACGATATCACTGTCCATTTACAAATTTTTCCCATGAAATAAAATCTCTTAACTGCCATGTTCTTTGTTTAAGTTCCGACATAATGGATTCTATAACAGAGATGGCTTCTTCGTGGTAGACTTTCTTTTCTAACAGTTTGATTAAATCGCCGTCAGCGTCCAAATATGTATTGACATCGGATTTCAAAGCAAACTGAAATTGTTCCCAACCATATTCATTCAATTCTTCTCTGGACATTTTGCCAGTAAAGTATTCCCACTTAATCTTACGCATACGCAGATAATCAAAGTGAGCTTTCTTTGATGCAATTTTATGTTTGGTTAGGATGTTTAGATACTTACTGTGCAAGACAGGTATCTTTAATAGTTCTTTGCTGGGCTCCGTTTGATCCATATTTGAATCCGTTGCCCAGTATTTTAATATTTGTTCAAGATTTTCCATAATTATATAAAGTGGTAATAAAGTTACATTATAACATTTTAGTATTACAATGGCAAGTAAGTATATGATTCGTACCTAAAAGAAGCAGAAACAGTTACAATAGAATCTGCTGACAGTTTGGTATCTAAATTGATATCACCCATGGTAACTGGAAATAAATTCCGAAATTGAATTCTTAATATTGGGTTATTTAAAGAACTTAATATGGTTAGAGTGGCATCGGAAAAATGTTCACTTCTTTGTAGTTCTTGTTTGTAGGTTCTTTTTTCAAAACCATCCGGATCGGCAATTGATATAAACCAGTTATACAAGTTTTTCCAAGTCTGTAGTTCTTCATCAACAATAAATTCAATATCAAGTGGACTGTAATCTAATTTGGTACCAGGTGAATACAAATCCAAGAATGGCGTAGTGCGAATAACTTCACCCAACTTTATGGATGGAATATTAACTGATTGACAAAAATACTGAACAGTTCCAATTCTATTAAAAACCAATAGGTATTTTGTAGGTTGTAATAAGTTAGTATTTTGTGGACTTCTGGTCAACGCTGTCATTAAATTCTCCTTTATCTACTATTTAGGAGCCAAAAAAAAGGACCTCCTAAGAGGTCCTTTTAAAGCACCACTCTATGGTGGCTTCGTATTACATCAAGTTTTTAACTTGGAAGATACGGTAGTATTGGTTAGAACGAGGTGTCAAACCACCGTTACCAACAGCTGAACCTTGTGCAAATGGGTTTGATACCATGCCGTAACGAGTTTTGAATCCAATTTTTGGTTGGAATGTATACTGGTCAACAGCACGAACCATTTGTAGAGGTACATAAGGGCAATAGAACAAACCGGCATCGTATGGTGATGTACCTTTGTATCCAATTGTCACCAATTCTTGGTTAGATGTGTAACCACCGAAATATGGGTCAATGTATACCTTGATACGGCCATGCAACATACCAGCAAATGTATTGCCTGTATCGTCAACTTGTAGGTCAGCAGATAGAGCAGGTGTGTAAGAAAGAACACCAGCCATTGCCATAGCGGAAGCAACATCAGATGATACGATCATCACATTGCCTTTACCTCTACGAGTTGCTTTTGCAATCACATTAGCATCACGTTCGATTTGGAAAATCAAACCTTTGAAACGCTCAACAGACCAACGACCGTTAGAGTCAGTGTCTAAGTCAAATGCACCAGCAGTTGTAGTACCATATTGTGCGCCTGCAACAGCAGACAAATAGATAGTACGGATAACTTCACGGTTGATTTCAGAAAGAATTTCTGTAGACAGAATGTTTGACAATTCTGTTTCTGCGTCCAAACCATGAACTGCTTTCAAGTCTTGTGCAAGTTCTAGTGAGTATTCAGCTTTCAATGCACGGCTTTGAGCAGTTACAGTAACTTTCTCAATGCTGAATGCCATCTGGTTGAATGCATCTGTGACATCATCTTTACCAAGACCTTCAGCCTTGGTTGTTGTCATTGCAATACCAGTTGTGTACATGTTAGCAGTAAGGTCGGCAACTGGGTTGGTAACTAAGTCTGCGCCGCCTGTTGCTCTGAAACCATACAAGTTTGTTGTAGAGTTAGCACCAGTGAACTGTGTATTAGCTTCGTTGAAGAATGCTTCTGTACCAGTTTGTGAACCGTACTTAGCACGCATTGCGAAGATAAGACCAGTAGGTCCTGTCATTGGCTGAACACCAGCAACATCATAAGCAATCAAATTAGGAAGAGCACGGCGAACCAAGCTAATCAAAATTGGGTCATAGTTAGAAATACTAGAACCGGTTGCGTTAGTAGGTGATGATGAATAAGCTGTTTCATTCAACGCTTGTGCATCTTGACGCATTGCTTGTTGTTGGTTTTCCAAAACAAGAGCTGTAACAGCACGCTTGTATGGGTCTTTAATGGCTTCTAATTCTGGATGATTCAGAACTGGATCCCATTTCTTTTGTAGTTCTTCTGTTAGATACATGAGTGTTCTCCTTGTAAGTATCTTTTATTGGTAAACTTTATTTATTTAACCAATGATTTAGAGATTGATTGTGCGTATTGAGCAATTGCAGGATCAGTAGAGACAGGTTTCTTATCTTCTTCTTCAACTGTAATTTCTTCATTTAGAGCAGAACTATCGGCAGATTTAACTGGTTGTTCAAAATAAGATTCTCTTAGTGTAACAACTTTGTCTGCAAATTCTTCTTCTGAAGTGAATTCAACACTCTCTGCGAGTTGTTTCATTTTCTCCACTTGGGTCTGCGTCAGGCCTTCACATACTGCATGTATAGCCTCTGTTTTAGTTTTTTCGTTTAATTCTTTTTTAAGTTGGATGGCAGCATTGATTTGCTCATTCAAAGAAGCTTCAAGTTCTTCCACACGGGTTGTCAATTCTTCGACAACATTAACTTTTTCTTCTGGAATGTCAATGTAATGTTCAACAAACAAATCTTTTAGACCGGCAATAAAGTCTTCCACGATTTCGGAGCGTAGACCTTTTTCAACTGCCAATGTGTTTTCTTTCATCCATTCTTCGGCCATGTAGTTCATGTAGTCATCAACTTTGGTAGCCAAATCTTCTTTAACTTCTTCAATTGCTTCTTCAAACTGAACAACCAATTCGTTTTGGATATCTTCCAAAATTGATTCAGTACGAGAGATAACGGCAGCTTCAAAAATTGTTGTTGCTTTAGAAACAAATTCTTCGGAAAGATTTTCGTCACTCAATAGAGCGTCCATATCTTCCTTCATTTTTTCTTTCATCTTTTCTTTTTTCATTGCTGCTTTAATCATTGCTTTGTCTTGCGCCGCATCTTCATGACCTTCTTCTTCAACAACTTCACCATCTTCTTCTGCTTCTTCGTTAGCATAAGATTGGAATGTGGCACCTGGATTTGCAGGCATCATTTGTTTTGCCAATTTAGCTTTGATACGGTCACGAATAGAACCGTAATCAGTTGCTGGATCTTGTGCAGTTGCAGTTAAATCAGAACGACCTTTAGATTGTTGGTCAAATTCACCAGAAATTTTTGAACCTGGTTCTGAACCAACTGGTGGTGTTGCTCCTGGTGGTTTTGCTGATGGCACGCCTTTTGTGTAATCAGGATTTGTATCATCCTTCATTTCAGGTGAGTCACCAATTTTGCCAACATCTTTTTGTCCTGAAACAACTGATGTAGATAGTTTTTGTGGTTTGTCACCACCACCTCTTTTTGATGCAACATTGGAATCCAAAGTTTCTTTAGAACCTTCGGTTAGAATTGCTTTAGCGGCATCTGACAGATTAAATTTTGCCATTTTGAAAATCTCCTTGATTTTATATTGGATATTTATAATTAAAGTTTTTTGACAAATGATTCCCAAATGCGTAGACTTACTTTTTCTATGTCTTTACGAGATGCTTGTTTAATTTCTTGCTTAGCTTCTTCGTACTGATATTCAGTCCATACGCCATTGACCATCATCCATTCTTTGCCTTCCATAATGCCTTGTACAAAAGCACCAGGTGCGGAAGGGTCTGCTACAATATCTGCCGCTGTGGCCAGATGGAAATCTCCTTGAACAACATTAATGCCGTTTTCCATTTTTAAAGAACCCATACCTCTTGATGACACACCTAGTTGTGCGCCACCCTCAATAAGGTTTCTTGCAATGTTACCCATAGGGGTTTCAAGAATTTTTGCTTTGCCTATCCAAGCATTTCCCTCTTGGCGTAGTCCAACAATTAAGTGAGACACACGGTCAAGATTAATGGAAGGGGTGTCTGGATGTCCCAGTTCACCAAAGGCACGATTTTTATTAATGTATTCTTCGCTGTAACGATTAACTTCATTACGCATGGTTTCTTCTCTATACATGCGTTTGTTTTTGTTAACAGCTTCAGCTACAAGAAAAGGACCCTCAATATAAAGGGTCTTTTTACCATCTTTTTCTTCTGTAATATATTGTACAGATTCGGTAAGTTCTCTAATGAGTTTCATGTTAATCCTTATGGTCTCAAGTTATAAGGCGGATAATTGAATGCAGCAGGGTCACTTAGTTGACCACGTTGATAATGTGCATTGTCTTTTCTTAGTTCCATGATAATTGTATAAGAATCATTTACTGCCATGCCACGGGTAAAAATACCAATGTCACCATTTGAATATGCTACACTTGCTGTTGGATTTGGAATAGTAATCCAGTTACCTGCACCATCATATTCACCATTGCCATTAAAAAAGAAAATTGTACTATTGCTGCCGCTGGGTGCTGTCCAAGATAATTCAACATCAGCAATTGATGAACTTGCACAATCATACCAAACTCTGTAAACAGAAAGACCATAGTAAGGCAATGGGCCAGTATTTGCAGTTGAAGAAAGTAAATTGGCTTTGGAACTATCCATTGCACCATACAAAGTATTTGCCTGTATACGGCGTGTGTTAGCTTCTTGAGTAGTACTATCAAACTTTCCTGTTAATTTAATAACAGTATGTTCTGTTGTGTCTTTAATGACTTGAGATGTAAATACATTTGCCATTTGTTGTTCCTATTATTCTTCGGTTTGTTCTTCTGGATTAACAATCAAATTCAAAGCAACTTCTTGTTTTTTTGCTTCAATATGTGCCATGACTCTATCTTTAATAGCTGAATACATAACATCACGCATTGCTGTAGCGTTATCTTGTGCTGCATAATCTATAATTGCTCTTGCTTTGTCCATAATTTGTTCTCCTAATTAATCTATTTATAATATACGTTTCAATTTTGTGAATGTATCAAATTCTTCTCTTTTGGCTTTAGGTGCCGCCTTAGCTGCTTTCATATCCAATTGATGTTGATGTTCTGCATCCACTTGACTAATTTGTGATTGGTCTTGAGCTTGTTGAGACTGTGCATCTGTTTGTATTGATGCAGCCATTTGTTGTGATGCAATATCATTTGTAACACCAACTGGTAATCCAAAACCATCTTCTTTTTCTTTGTCAATTTCAGATTGCATTTCTTTGATTTCATCATCAGTCAAACGCAATACATTCTGTTGAATCCATTTTTGTGAGAAATAACGACCTGTATATGGATCAACTGAGGCTAACAAAGACAAACGATTAGTCATCAATTCAGCTTCTTTGAGTTCAGAGAAGTTATTATCTTTAATGAAATCATAATGAATGTTTTCTTTAAACATATCCCATTCTTCGGCGGTACAGATACCTTTGAAGATACACTGTATACGCAAAGCTTGGTCAAATAATTCTGAAAATTTATTACGAACTCTGTCAACAAATTTGGCAAATTTCAATTCATCTCTAGTAATTTCTGATGAACGACCTAATGTGAAAGCTTGGCCGGACTCTAATCTGGATACTGGCACACTCAATGCACCATACAATTTTTTCTGGAAGTACTTAACATCTTCCAATTCACCAAGGTTTTGGCCACCTGGTAATGTAGTAATTTCTGTACCTTTACCGCCTTCTCGGCGTGGTAACCAGAAGTCTTCCATCATGGATAAAAACTTACGGTCATCACGAATCTCACCGGTGTTTGCATCGTAGACAAGTTTGTTTTTATACTTGACCATAATGTCACGAAGGTATTGTTCTGCTTTTAACTTTGGTAGGTTACCAACGTCAATATAGAATATGCGGCGTTCTGGTGCTCTAGAGATACGATAGATAACTGTTGCATCTTCAATCATACGCAATTGATTCAATGGCTTGATGGCCTTGTGTAAGTATGATAGAACCACTGCACGGCGTGAATCCATAAGACCTGAAACGATTGCTATAACGGAGTCAACAGTAATTCTTGTGCCTACTGGACCATAGTTGGTAGACGAACCTGACACTACCTTGTCGTTGTAGATGTAATATTCATTGACCGTTTTCATTAACTCAACGCCAGTGCGTTCATCTTTGGTCTTTTTCATCTCACGAACCTTACGGATTTTTCGTGGATCAATGTATCTTAATTCTTTAATACCGGCCGTAGGATCATCTTTGTCGATAATTACATGGTAGTACAATCTACCATCAACATAGTATCTACGAAAAACATCTTGTGCCATTTTTTTGTAATTCAACATACGCAAAATGGTTTGGAATTCTTCTTTGATGGCTTTCTTAATTTTTTCTGGTTGCTTTAAATCATCCAAAACAATCTGAGTGGTATTACCATCATCGTCTTGCACAATAGCTTCATTAACAATATCATCAATTGCTGATTCAATTTCTGGTTGCATTGCCATTTCACGATAACGAGAAATAAGTTCTACCTCATTTTTTGCCGTACCGTCTAAGTCAACATATGTACCATAATATGCAGCTGATGTTATTGTTAATGCGCCATCATCGGCGGCTGGAGGCGTGAATGATTGCTGAGTGGATTTCTCCTGCTCAGTTTCATCACGGGATATCGTAAACCCAAACAACGAAAATTTATTTATATTTTGTGCCATATTTTTTTCTCAATAATAAAATCAAAGTAACATAATGGAGGGCACTAGGCCCTCCGCATAAAAATCAAGAAGTTGTATTTGCTTCCCAATACTGATAAGCAAAAGTAACTTGAAACTCTTCCATAGTATCATTTGAACCCCAATCCAATTCAATTGGTGCCAAATCTATTGGAAACAAACCAACAAAATTGTAAGTTTTTAAAGTTTCGCCTGTTTTGCCATATTGTGTAACAGTTGCATCAGATGTATATGTTGATGGTCTGTTAGCTTGCAAAGCTCGCACATTGCTTGTGTTGCTATTAATTGCATTCATCCATGATTCTAAAGAATTTCTGATAACGAAATCTTCATCATTGATAATGGTCAAAGACCAGTCTACGAATGTTCTGTTTCCAGCAAACTTCATTTCACGGCCAAAGTAATTAACCGGCACGGTACCAATTGAAGAACCTGGTAACTGTGCCGATTTGGCCATGAAAGTTGTTTTAGAACCAGCTAAATTGCCGTTTGATGCAATAGTTGGGTAAGTTAAAGTGACAGCAAATAGGTTAGGACGGGCACCGTCTCCTACCATATTTGCTCTAAATTCTGCTACATTAAATGCCATTGTTTTCTCCTATTTCGTTTTATTTATTAGAATGCACCAACGACTGTTGTGAAATCAACGCCTGTTGCAACAGCAACAAAGTTCAATTGGATGTAATTAATTGAACGAGCAGGTTTAATGTAAATGTCACCAACAAAACGGTTACTATCAATAACTTGTGGAGTGTTGTTTGTGTCATCACATACCACTTTAAAGTCTGTGATACCACGGCGACCTTGTACATCACGCAAGAATGGTGTTACCAAAGAAACAAATTGTGCTCTAGTAAACTCATCGTTCAATTCAAACAATGAAAACTTTGCAGCAGTAGAAATAGATTTTTCTAATGTAATAAACAATCTACGAACATTGATACGATCAAATGCTGAAGGTTTGTTTTGCAATGTCTTATCACCGTATAGAACGATACCTTGTCCAGGGAATGATACAACTGGGTTTACACCAGCAGAATAGATTGTATCTCTATCTGATTTGCTTGGATTCCATGCCAATTTGATTGCATTTTTGATTGCACCACGGTTGAAACCAGCAGGTGAATACCATGGATCTCTTGCAGTATCTGTAGAAACACATAGACCAGCAATATCGCCGTTCAATGGAATATAACGATATACATTGTTATATTTGTCGTATTGATATTTCCAACCAGAGTCAGCAAATACATAAGATGATTTTGTCAATGATGATACCCAAGCAGAAATTAGTGTAGTTTCTTGACCACTCTTATTAACAACAGCTGAAGATGGAGGTGATACGAATACCACACAATCTCTACGAGAATCTGTTAGTGTGTCTGGATTTGCAATTGTACTAATAACATAATTTTGCACCGTTGTACTTGCATCACCAGTCAATACTAAAGAAATGTCAATTGAATCTTTGTTATTGAATTGGTCATATGCAGTTTGTATGTCACCAGTTGTTGGAGCAACATCACTACCTAATGTTAATGTTTGTGCGCTGTTGCCATTTGCAGCTGCAATTGTGTCAATTCGTGCAAATATTGTACCTGCAGCGGTTTGTCCCCATGTAGTTGAAGTATTTGCATAATCAACTGAGTCTGTTGCATAAACATATCTTGATTGGTCAAATATTACTTGTTTGTAATAATTTGTCGAACCGTTTAATGTTGCGTCATAGGCCTTTGAAACAAATCCAAATGTTTCAAGCACTGTGTTTGCAACGCCTGTAAATTTACCTTGGACATCAATAACAACAATATGTATTTCATCATTAGCACCATTAACATTACTAACATAATCTGATGTGCCTGGTGCAGATTGGAAATAATTTTTGTATGTCCATTGATTAAACAATGAGGTATTTGCAGAATCAAAAACATCCGTTCTAATGCTGTTACCCAAAGAACCTGGATATCTTGCCATGAAAGCGCCATAAAGATTTGCATTATTTGTATTTAACAAAGAAGCTTCAAATGCAGCAGCATTTGATATTTGTACATTTGCACCTAAAGTTGCATTGTTTGATGTTGCACCCACGGCTCTAACTATATTTAAGTTATTTCCATATGATAGAAAGTTTGCAGCTGTAAAGAAAGATATTGCTGAATTTGAATCTGGTCCTGCTGGAGCCATATTTCTAATTAAATTGATTTCACTATCTATTGATACTGGTTGATTGGCTGGACCCCATGGGAATGTTCCAGCAAAAGCACCGGCTGTAGTTAGAACTGAAGGTACGACTGTAGTTAAGTCAACTTCAGAAACATTTACGCCTGGAGAGATTTGAAACGCCATTTTATTCTCCTTGAATTATTATGTGTTCTATTGGTAAGATACCATAGTGATATTTATGAAACATCGGTTTTACATTCTTCGGTGGAAATCTTTGAAGTATTCGGAATATGTTTCCCTACCATCGGCAACTTCCCACATATCACCACCTACCATCTCAAAATCATGTTCTAACCCATCTTCTATGATAGGTGCCGGTAAAGTATCATCGTCCATTTGATTCATACTTTCCAATTGAATCTGTTTACGAATGTCGTGATTGACAATTTCTTTGAAATATTGTTGAGTTGTGACCCAAGAAAAGATAACCAAAGACATTACCATGTCGTCATTGGCACCTTCTTCAGCTGAAAAAGAATTCCTTTGCTGAATAAAAGTTGTCAATTCGGAATATGTATCAAAATCGTTAATTAGAAGTTTGTCTCCTTCGATCAAAGTTTTGAGGTTTGAACACCCAATTGCCTTAACCTGAGGTGACATTTTCAGGCCCATCTGAATACCACGGGCAAAACCAGCCGATAATTGTTGTGGTTTTTTATTGCCTGTGAAGATTTTCCATAGGTTCTCATACTCAAAGTCAGTATGTAATGAGTCTGCAACTTGAGGATTGTTGTTAATTTCTACCAGAATATACGCATCATTGTAATATCTGGCGGTATTATAGATGACTGTAGGGAAAAGAATAGGTGTAATTGACGAGCTCTTATAGGTGGCCACTTGTTTATATGGTGTCTGTGAGATATCAATAACGGAAATTGCAGAACAATCCAAATTCTTACCTTCAGAAACATCAACTGTTAAACAATATAGGTGGTCAGATTTGGCTTCATTGACACCTTCTTTGACTGGATGTTCATATATTTTCAGTAAATCATGTTGAGTCACAGGGTCGTTGTAGACCAGCTGCTGCAATTTGTAACCAGAAATAAGGGTATTGGATGAACCCAAAAACTCAGTTTCAAACTCCTGTGAGAACTGACGTTGAGAAGTATTGCGGATTGTTTCTTCTTTCCATTTTTCATCACGGCCAGGTACGTGTGACCAATGGATTTCAAAGTTAACATAGTTATTTTTCTTGTTAATTGAATCCATCCACAACTTGTAGAATAGATTCATACCATTAGGAGTAGAAACAATAATAATCTTTGTCTTTTTACCTGATGAAATTACAGGGTAAACAGAGTTAAAGAACTCTTCCGCAATGTTTGTTGGAACGAAAGCGAATTCATCTAAGAATACAATGTTAAAAGAACCACCACGAATGGCGGAACTAGATGTAGACGCTGCGATAATCTTAGACCCGTTCTCCAGTTCTACGTTACCTTTATTCCAGGTAACCACGCCTTGTTGAAGCCACATTGGTAGATTTTCATATGCCAACTGGTATTTGGCAAGAATATCACGAGCAAGAGAACCTTTATTTGCCAAGACGGCACAGTTCTGACTGTCTTTGAAGATTGTTTCCCATAACATATATGCCACAGCTGTAGTGGTTTTGCCAACCTGTCTAGGACATTTTGTGATAACGAAACGATTGCTGGCAAAGAGCTTTAACATTTGCTCTTGAAACTTCCACATTGCAAAATTTATTAAACCTTCATCAACGTTAACAATCTTAATATAGTTTTTTGCAAAATAAATTGGGTCTTTAGAACATTTGATGTATTCATCAACCTGTTCTTGTGTGTATTCTACTTTGACACCAGATTTTTTAAGTAAAGGATTATCCCGATAGGCTTCACCAAATTTCAAATCAACATCAGCAATCATTCTTTGCCTTGTAAAATTCTATTCAACTCAGCAGTTGAACCAACAAATATGGCCTTGTCAATTTTGGTGTCACCTTCTTTTTTCTTACCATCCATGTCACGCATTTGTTTTTGTATACCTAATAGTTCTTTGTTGGCATCTACCATGTTTTTGAGTAAGGTACCATATACTTCAAAGGCTCGTGGGTGTTGACCTGCTTTGGCTACTTTGAGTATTTCTTCCATGGCTTCTTTACCTTGGTCAATAATCTCTTGCAAGTTTTCTTTTGACTGTTGATATGCATCAGTCAGGTCTTGTTTAATATCAGGTTCATTATAATTTACTGCAACAACAGCAGAAAGTTTTTTCTTTTCTTCTTCTACTGGTGTCACATCAAATATTTTTTCCATATTCTTGTCAAAAGTGTTCATGTTTTTATGGGTATTCAGTTATTACCGTGTTAGCTGTGTAAGAAGAAGTTGCATTTGCAGTTAATGGTTTTGGTTTAATATCAATATTTACAAATTTCACAGGTGTAATATTGTAAGAAGTAAACTTATAATTTGCTCTGGTATTTACACCATATATTGGCTGAGTTGATATAAAATTACCATTAATATTATTTAGATGTAATTTGTTATTTGTCCAAAGAACAACTCTTGCTGTCGCGGTTGATGTTTGTGTTGTATAACCTTGATATACTGTTTCACCAATTTGATATGTTCCGTTACCTGATGCTGAATTCATAGAAAATTCAATAATATCTGCATCAGTAATGTTATTGTATATTGATGTAATTGAATGAGTAATAAGTCCAGTGAGTGTGGATTTACCAAATATATGACCTTTGACTGTAAAGTTCAAAGTCCAAATAATCATTCTTGGATCTTTTTCACGATTGCCTTCATATGTTATATCAGATACACATGAGTTTAATACTACAGGAATTTCTTTAATGATTCCCATTTCAGGAACCATATTTAATTTGATGGTATAATCTGGTGTAAAATATGGTATAATGTGTTCCAATATTTGTGTACCATCTTCTATGTTACGCACATAAAGATAAAGGTTAAAATCAAAATTGTATGGAACTGGATTGTATTGTGATTTTACTCCAGATGAACTAGATGCAAAGTTTTTAACATTTGTATTTTGTTTTCTGGAAGAATCATAAGAAAGACCTGTCATTTCAAAAGACAATCTAGGTAGAGTTATTTGAACCTTTTTGTCTAAGTCCAAATCCTCTTCAAGTCTCATAACATATGACTCTTTGGATGCATAGGCAATAGGCACCATGAATCTTTCCAGTTCTGTTAAGTCTGGTTTATATCTGACCAATGTAATGTCATTGAATAGATTACCAAAACCTACTACTAGTTTTCTGATGGTTCTATTGTAATATGGTGTTGACATTAGATTGTTCCAAATGGGTTAATTTCAGTGAAATCTATAATGGTATTGGCTTCACCAAAAATATGTTGATTATCATATACTTCATTTCTGGTAGAATCTTCCATTGTATCAAAGGTCATTAACACATGACTTGCATTACTTGATGTTCCAATTACCAATATATTGTTTATAAACTCACCAACGATATTTGTAACACTCAATGTATTTGATGTGTTACTCCAGTTTTGTACTGTAGCAGTAACGATTGCATTTGCATATGTGTTATCATTTGATTGAAACACAATTTCTTTTTGTGTATAATTGTTTGCACCTTGAGCCAATGTCAAGTCAAGTGTATAACTGGATTGTGCAACAACATTATCAATATCTTCCACACCAGTATCAATAATTTCTTGTGAGTATTTGAATTTCTCCATTTCAAGTTCGTAATAATATGGAATCTTACGACCTAACATGAAGAAGTCTTTTGTTTGGTTCACAAATTTAATTTCAAATAATTCACCAGTACCGTTTAGAAAAGGTACATATATCAAATCACCTTCACGAGGTCTGGTAAAAACATTTTGTGGTACTCGTTGAGAAAAAGAACGCTTAGAAATAATAACATTAATATTGTTTTTAATCTCAAGGCCAAACTTAGAAAAGAACTCTCTTTCGCCACCGTACTCCATAGAACTTGATAGGTAAAATTCTACTGGAAATGCTGAACTAAATTTCTTAACCGGATCTTCACCATAAAGAATGTCTCGGTCTTCCTCATTAAATATTGGACAATAATAAGCATCAAAACCCATAATCTTTATGGATTCTGTAATCAAGTCCTCTACTACCCGCTGTTCGGCCAGTGAGTTATAATTATTAAAGTACTGATTGGTTGCCATATTAATTCATTAAGAATTCTAATGGTGCTCCGTACTTGTCACCAATCTCAGCATGTAAGGCATTAATTTCATTGTCGGCTTCTTGGTAAATCTTATCGCCATTCAATGTAACACCACCTGGCAATTGAATACCATTAAACTTTTTAAGGTTATTTCCCCAACTTCTTTTGATAAGTGCCGTGGCATATTCTTTTAACCAACGGTCGTTCCAGGCCTGTGTGTATACGGCCGGGTCTATGTTTGCATAACACTCTGCAATAACAATTGTACCTGCAGGTGCTTGTGATGAACCCCAAGCCCAATCAATATACAGTCTCTGCATATGTCTTTGAAATCTAATTGGTACTTCACCTGTAAATTGTTGTTCTAACATTCTCAAGTGTTGATGAGTCATGGTGTAATTGATGTATGATGCCGATGTGAAATCATACAATTCATTCAAACGAAGTTGGTATCTAAGGTCAAACATACTAATGGATGCCTGAGAATCATACAGTGGAAATATTCTAGTAACACCAACAATTTGCAATGCATTATTTGAAGCATCTGTCGCAGCCGAAACATTCAAATATCTTTGGTTCACATCAGTTGATGTTACTGCTTTAATGTAATAAACTTTTTGTAGACCATCAAAGTGATAATCTTGCCAGTACTGTAGTGCATCATCAATGCGGTCTTCCACCTGGTCGTCATCAACGTTGATTTCAATTACAGGAAATCCTAGTCTGCGTAAGCAGTAATCTTTAAATGCGGTTCTTGATGTTATTGCGGCCATTTATTTTCCTCTCTATTGAGGTATTTATATCTTATATTACCAACTAATAATATAACAATAACCAGATCCACCTGGACCACTAGCTGTAATGCTGGTAAATGCGGTTGATGTTCCTCCGCTGCCGCCGCCGCCAGCTCCAAGATTGCCGGCGCCACCAATACCAGCGGCACCGGTTGATGTTGCACCACCACCTCCGGTTCCTCCTTGTGCATAATGCCACCACGAGCTCGGTAAGTTTCCGGGTGGTGCAATACCTCCAACACCTTCAATGCCACCTGAATTTTGATTTGCAGAAAAATATCTGGACGGCCGATTCAGTGTTATTGCAGGTTGAAATCCACCTCTAACGCCAGTCGATGTGTTGGTTGCACCGGCGCCGGCAGCTCCTCCTAAATGCATATTGCCATTGCTTGGAACGGTCTGATTTGCACCAGACGCGGCACCGGTATTACCAGCAATACTATTCCAAAGTCCTCTACTGGCCATGGGCATCTGGACAATAGTGGCTGCGGTTCCCGCTGTTTGACCGACAGCTCCATTTGCTGATGCCACTAATATTTGTGATCGTAACCATGCCGCCGGTGGTGCTGCACCACCACCAGACACAAATGGTTCCACAGCAACATATGTGGGTTGTCCAGGGTCACTTGTTACAGTGCCTAATCCACCACGTCCAGTCCATACATACAATATATCTGGAATCATCATTGCAGGTATTAGAACAGTTGTTTGTGCTCCCGTACCACCAGCTAACGCACCCGCGGACACGCCCGAAAAAGCTCCAGATCCACCGCCGCCTACAGCAAAAATAAAAACCATTTTTGTGCCCCTTGGTTTTACCCAAGTGTGCCAACGTGTTGCAGCAACTGCTGATGATTCTGCATTTACAAACAGTTGAATGTTTGCGCCGGGTGGTGGTAAATGACTGAAATCTAACATATTTAAAAACTTATTATGATTGCAAAACCTGGACCACCAGCACCTGAAGGTGCCAAGGTGCTCATCGTGGTCGTCAATCCACCTGAACCGCCGCCGCCGCATCCGGGAGCTCCGGCACCACCAGCTCCAGCCATGCCCGCGGCACCACCACCAGCTGGTGTGCCTGATCCTCCGCCGCCTTGGCCTCCTCTATTCATAATAAATCCTTGTCCTGATGAAAAAATATTATTGAGTTGGTTCCAGCCATCTTGGCCACGTTGTGTCGGCGTTGCGGGCAAGATTCCGGGTATATATACACTATTACCATATGGCGCAAAATCCGGTGCATTATTGGCGCCAGGTCCAATGAAACCACCGCCGTAGTATGCGGTAGTATTACCACCACCACCACCGCCAGTGCCGCCAGTCACACATAATCCATCTGATGGATATAATTGATTGATACCATGTCCGAGGCCCGAAGAGCCGTTGTTGCCGCCGTTGGTGCCGCTTTGGCCAGCAAAAAATGAAAACAATCCTCGACCCGACGGTACACTGTTGGCAATCTGAGAAATTGAAGCTCCTGTGCCGCCGACTCCGCCGGTGCTGACGACTGTTGGTGAAACGCCGCCGCTGCCGCCATAGGCAAAACAAAAACTTACTTGCTGTTGCAC